GCCGCTAGGCTCAAGGTAGAAGGCGTATCTTCTGGGGTCCCGGATCTTTTTATCCCGCAATGGCTCATGTGGGTTGAAATGAAGCGGCAAAAAGGCGGTGTTGTCAGCCCAGAACAGACGGACTGGATAGCTTATCTGCGGGGCATTGGGCATCTCGTCATTGTCAGCAAAGGCGCCGAAGACGCAAAAAGTCAAATTACAGGGTTCAAAAATGAGGAAGCATAAGCAAGCAAGAGCAACTTACACGCATTGGGATGTGCTCATGGCAAGCGGTATTGATCCAATGCCAGCAGCAAAGCAACAGTGGCAACTGCTCAAGATGTACGAAGGGCTGAGGTCTCTTGAGCAGTCTGAGAACCCGTCGTTTCAGGATTGGATCGCATGCTCTGATGCTGTGAACATGATGGAGACCTTGACCGAGATGGGCGCATGCTCAGACACTAGCGGGCTTCTTGATGATGCAGTCAAAGCGCTGGCCGGCGCTGGGGAGCGGTACAAGACACACAAGACTTTAAGACTGACTGGAGAGGGCATTGCTGCCATTCGTGCTGTGCTGGAGGACTACGCTGAGGCAATACGCACCCTGCCAGCTAGGACCATGATGCAGTGCCACATCAAAACCGAAACCAGATTGAGGGAGCTTTTGTCTGGCAAGGGAAAAAAGCATGACGTTGTTGTAAGACCCTTTCATAAAGTAGTTGACAACGCACTGTAGAATCTGCACAATACACACATCGCAACCAAACGACCGGAAGGACTCCGAATGTTTTGCTCCAACGACACCGATCTGAACAACTACTTCAAGCGCCAAGAAGCCAACGAGAAGGCTTACGAAGACATAAGGGCACACGCTCTCGAAGCTATGGACAACAATGCCATTGACGGCGGAGAAGTGCTCTGGGCTTGTGAACAGTTTGACATGAACAGGATGACCGCCGAGCAAGTTGGCAAGTACATCATTGAACATCGCAACGCCATTCTGGAAAAAATGATTGACAAGATGATGTAACTTTTTGGGGGTCTCGTAGAGGTAAGCTGGGTTCGCCCAGCGCCCCCGCCATCTTTGGGAAAACATATGGCAGAGCGTAAAAAGTTTCACGTGAATCATTTGCTTCACCAAGCATTGTTGACTTGGGCCCCAGGTGAAGGGCCAACAATTGAGATCAATTGCTTAGAGCGGCTTTACCCAAAAGTTCGTTGGGATTGCATTTTGCTGGGAGAGAACAAGTTCGCCAGAAGCCGCAAAATAGATGGGCCACCGCTCGGAGGTGGCAGGATCAAGGTCAATCGCGTTGTCATCATCATTCGGCATTTGCGGGAATGGCTGGAAGTTGCTAACCCCGACAAGACAAAGACGCCCGCTGAAGTGATAGAAGTTCTCTTGTCTGAGCAAAAGAAGATCCTGGCCGCTCGCAAAGAGTTACAGGAAATTCAGAAGTTACGAAAAGCAAAAGAGAAGGCAGAAGTAAAGAAGTTGGAACCAAAGGTTGTAAAGAAGAAAGCACCTATGGCAACAAACACCGATCTATGGGGGGTCTGGAAATGAAGAAATGGGGTCGAGGAGAGGAGATGCTCAAGGCATTGGAGGAGCTTGGGCCGATGACAACAGTAGAGATATGCGCGCACATTGGCACGACAAAAAACAAGAGCGGAGCAATCCTTGGCCGGCTTATGAAGGCCAGTCCACTCAAGCCTAAGCGTGTTTACATCTTTGGATGGACTTATGATGCAGAAGGTGCAAGGCGGTATCCCAGGCCAATCTACGCAGTAGGTGACAAGAAGGACAAGCCGATGCCGAAGCGGTGCCACAACGAGAATCAACGCCGGTATCGCAGCATGAAGTCAAATAGGGTGAACAGCGTCTTCCAGCTGGGAACGCCGATTAAATATCGATTTGCATGAACAAAAACATGTTTTTATGAACATCACTGCTCTAAAACTTGTTCGGGTGTTATGGAATGTTTCCAGCATTCCACGCAGTCAGAATCGACACAACCAGCGCCAGTGGGTCAAGGCAGTCAGGATGCTCGGAGCTCGCTGGCTATTAGCAGAATCACTCAGAAGGGACAGACGTGGCAGACATTGACGAAACATTGCAAGAACGCGGCAGCCGGTACGGGGTCTTCGCAAAACACGCCGAGGTCTCTCAAGACCTTAAATTTACGATCAACATCCATCTAAAACGCCGAGGCAAGCTGCTACAAGCAGACCAGCAAGAGGCCTTAGATATGATTTGTCACAAGATCGCCAGAATCATCAATGGCGACGAGAACTACGACGATACGTGGGTAGATGTAGCAGGGTACGCAACTTTGGTGGCTAAACGACTACAAGGGGAAGAGATATGAGCTGCAATGGCAACTGCTGTCAGGGTCGTAACTGTACGTGCGGAGAAGATCAAATGATCTCTCTTGTTGCAAGGCTTCTACTCGTGATCCTCACGCTAATTATTTTCTTTGGGATCTACGCCACATCCTAAAAACATGGCGCGTTCAGCGACGCGCCTACGTTGCAGTCCCGGCAGGACCTTGCCGCCTGCCATACTGAACCTCAAGAACTGATCCGCTGCGCCTTTGATGTCGTTTCGGGTCAGTTTGCTTCTGAGGGTTGATCTTTGCAAGGTTCCGAGACCAAGGTTAAAGGCGAAGCTAACCAGAGCATCAAATTGGCACTGCGGGAGACTTCGGCCGCATAGTCTTTCAACGCCAAGCTCAAAGCGAGACAAGTCATTTCGTAGAAGTTCATTTACCTCAGCCTCGGTAAAACTACGTTTATGCTCTGGCTTCAGCGGAAAGTGCCGTCGGCCATCAATTGATAAGTGATGCTGATCAGGATACATCACATGGCCAACGCCGATTGTCCAAAGTTGCGCTGGGCATTTGTAAGGTTTGAGCCGGACACCCTCAAAGTGTTTGATGAGGTCAATGCCGGCCTTGGAGATCTTCATTTGCCGAAGGCTCGACCACCAAAATGGAACGCTATGATCGATGCGAATAGCGCCTGAGTGCCTTCGTCCCACAGCTGAGCCGCCAGAGTATCAAACGAGGCTCCAGCTCTCACGCCATGCACGAACAGCCCGATGTCAATTAGGACCAAGAGCAAGAAGAACCCGTACGTTATCGCGGGCCGGACACTAGCACGTAGATTCCTGACCCATTGGCTGGTGCCGTCTTGCAACGAAGCGTCGTGGGTGTAGATTGCTTTAGTCTCTTCAACTTGAGCCCCAATACGGGATTGGATCTGCTGGTTAACGGCTTCCATCTCAAGCTGCACATTCCGGATTTCCTCTAGTCGCGCCTGGGCATCAAAGCCCAGCCTGCGCAACTGTAACTCACGCTCAATCTGCATCCTCGCAAGTTCTATTTCTTGCTTTTTGTCCATTCGATCTTGAAGGAAATCCAAGAACTTAGGCAAGCCGCCAGCCAAGAACGAGAAGATGGTGCTGATGAGCGTAAGCATTACGGTTTATCCACCTTGTTGTCCAACTTGTCGCTGATCTTACTGAGCAAGTTCTTAATCTCAGCCATGTCATCTCTGTAATCTTCACGCCGCACATACCGAGCAGGCATTGAGCGAAGGTCGGAGTCCAGGCGCTCAATTGCTTTGTAGATGTGGCTCAGGATCCAGCCGCCAAAGAACCCGGCAAGGCTGACGGCAATGTTGAAGATGAGTTGCGATTCCATGGTTGGGTCCTGTTTAACACTTACATTTGATTATTTTTACACGAATTGCAGAAGTTCAATAACACCCCATGCCGCCCAACCAGGCGCCGCAGTGGCAACAGCGTCGAGCAGCTCAACCGCTCCCTCTTTGCGGTACCACTGCTGCGCCTCGTAAACGATGCCGGTGATTGTGGTGGTGTACGCCAGGAGCGCACCCAGCCCCAGGTGCTGGAGCACCAGCACGCCGACCAGGGCGCACACCCCGGCCAGTAGGCCGAGGGCGATGTGGAGGAGCTTGTCATGAAAAATTGTAATTAGAAAGACATTGCGCCGGTAAGATCAACGGACCATTGCACGAAGCAAGTGTTTCCTGTGCTGTTGGTGATTGAGATTCTTTTGTTCACAGCGTCTGCGGCAATCGTCATGTCCCTAGCAAAACTTCCGCTAACTGTGGTAAGTGTCCCAAGATTTGCCGCAGAACCCGTATTAGTTACATAAAAAGGCACTTCATGATATGTGCCTTGGCTATTATTAAGCCATGCCAATACTTTAAGTTTTCCTGCTTTAAAACCTTGAAATCCAAGATTGTCCCAAGCCACAAAATCAACGTAGGTTACCCCGCTATTAGCGACCGATAAATTAAAACTGCCGCTAGATTGCGGGTTGGAAAAGCTAGCATTAACACCATCAAAAGAATTTACATAAAAATTGCTAAACGCTACTCGCAGCAAGTGAAACTTGTTGTAATAGTTTACGGGTGTTGAGATATTTGCCGCTATTATTGAGTCCGTAATTGAATTGTTTCTGTCGCCAGTTGCTGGAGCGCCAGAAGCAAAAGTGTCAATGGATTTGTCAAAGTCAAGGTTCTGGAAAGAGCAACGTTTAACGTAATTGATACGCGCTGAAAACGCGCCCCCAGTAGAAGTAGACTTAAAATTTCTAACGGTCACGCGTTCATTAAAAACACCTGTTCCGTTGTCACCAAAAAGTAGAGGTATATCACCAGCGCTGACAATCGAGACGTTTTCAATTACTTGATCTATTGAAGCATTTACTTCCAAAGTGTCGCCGTCCACCGATTGGCATAAAACGTTGCCCACCCGCCCACGCTGGGCCTGTGTCCAAGTAATCGCTATGGCCGCCCCGCCGTATGTGAGATTGTTGAACTTAAGGTTATCTGCACAGAAATCCGTGCATCCAAAAAAATGGATGCCGAACCCGTACATGCTGTTTACATAGAAGTTGCGGATAACAAGGCGAGACGTGCCGTTGTAAGCTTCTAATCCATAACCAAAAAATCCAAAGGCATTTGTTTGCCCACAATTATTTTGCTCAATTGTGTCCAATGTAACATCGGAACAGCCGTTCAATACTATGGAAGATCGAAATGCATTGTTAATGCTGACGTTCTGCAGTAATACCTGATTCCATCCGACCAGCCAAATCCCGCCACCAGCTTGGTTTACATTGCCGTTATTCTGCGACTTGTTTGGGTCGAGCGTACCATTGAGAATGGAGAAATTACTGCCGCTAGTCGCAGTGCCATCAATTAGAAGCCAATTCGTTGCCGCTTTTAGCTTGAGTGTGCTGCCTTGTAAATTAAGCTTGACGTTTGATTTTGGCGTAAGCGTGCCGGTGATATATGTTCTGTTTGTGTCAAACAAAACATCATAACCAGACAAATTGGCTTGATTGATAGCGCTTTGAATAGCCGCCGTATCATCAGCAACCCCATCACCCACAGCGCCAAAGTCCTTCACGCTCACCGTCTCGCGCAACTTCGCCTGCACAGTCGTGGCGACAGCGCTGGCTCCTGCTGGGTCATAAACGACGCCAGCAGCATTAGGGCTTATCCCAGTCCCTTCTGGGAAGTTGTAGACCATCGAGCCCTTGCTGTCTTGCACCAAGATGCTGAAGTTCACCGCATCAACGTATACCTGCGCTGGTGTTCCTGCTCGTGACACATAGCCGTTGATAGTGCGCAGAGGCTGAGTTGCAACGATTGTCAGCGCATCATCGTAGTAGGCAACGACGGGATTCGTCTGCGGATTGAGATTAGGCTGACCGATCCAGATATATCCGTTGTCCAGTGGCTGGCCATCACGGTCTTGGAACACTGGGAATGGTACTTGGATTGAGAGTGCGCTCATTGTTCGGTCTCCTGATCAGATTGTGCTATATGTTGCATTATTGCTTCTTCTCTTTTTCCATCTGTTGGATGGTAAGAATCAAGTTGTTCAATGCGGCCACTTCTTTTGGCGTGTTGGAAGGCGATTGAGCTAACTTTAGCATTGCATTTCTGACGGGTGCAGATTCATAGACTCTTGCAACTCCGCCAATTGTCCCAGCCGTTGCGGTTGATGCCATGATGCTACCCAACATCCCTAGATCAGAGAACGCTTGACCAAGACCTGTCGCAGCAACAAATGGAACAGCCTGGGCGCCAGTAGCTGGGCTAACGCCTGCCTGTGATGCTCTTTGCGTCAATGTGATAGCCTTTGATAGGCCTTCCAGCTGCTTAAGGTCGTCTCCCTTAAAGAACGACTTCACAGATGGGCCAAGCCTCTCAAGTTCATTTCTGAACGCTTCTGGGCTGTATGTTTTCCCACCGACAACTGTTGCATCAGGAATGCCAGCCTTGTTCGCAATCTGATTGACAATCGCAGCCTTTGCGAACTCCCTACCATTTGGAGTAAGCGACTTATATAGCATCGCTGAATCACTTGGCTTCTTGCTCAACAAAAGATTGAGTACTTGTTCAGGAGTTGCCTCAGCCTTATTCAAAGCAGATTTGAATGCAGACTTCTCAAGATCACCAATAGAATCGGACAGTCTTTTGTTCGCAACTTTCCACTTGGTCAAATCATTTGTTGCCCCATTGGCAGAAATGAAGTCTGTCATGTCTTCTTTCAAAGGTGCATAGATGTTCTTTGCAACCTTGTTGGCTTCTGTTTTTATAGATGCCAATCCTTGATCAGACATCCAATCACCAATGACCTTACGATTTGCCTCAACTGAACTGATGTTTGGATTGCTTTGCAGAGTAACCTTCAACTCTTGCAATTTGCCAATGAGAGGCTGAGAGCCTGCAATCGAGGACAAGCGGTTCATTTCATCATCAATTTTCTGAACAGTTCTACTCAACGGGACCGATCCCTTTGGATCAAGCCTATTGAATACGTCATTTTTCATGGACGTATATTTGCTTAACATTGCAGAACGCTTTGAGACAACATCAGAAATGATGTCATCTGAAAAGTTCTCTGCTCCTGTTACGCCATATTCAGAGAATAGATTTTTTACCGCCGCAACTCTTTCGGTTTGTTGTGCTGCTCGCAATGGGCCAGTTCCTGCAATCGGAATACGCTCTCCAATCTGTTGTGCGGTTTTGCCAGCAAAAGTTTCAGGCCTCAAGACGTCTGATGTCATGACGCGAATGCCGGCCTGCTTTGCTGATTCAAGTGCGCCTTTGATTGGCTCAACAATTGGTTGAGCTAATGCTTTGATTGCGGATGGCAGCTTGGCCAATCCAGGGATAACAGGGGCTGTTGCAGCAGTTAGTGCAACCTCTTGAGGGCTGAATTCTCCACCTGCTGCTGCTTGCGTTCCCTCTATTGCCGCTTGAGTCGCACCAGCCTTCAATCCCATACCAACTAAAGACGGCGCCCTGCCAGCTGGCGTAAATGCCAACATGCCCCCGAGTATTCTTGGGATGTCACCAACAGACACCCCTGGCGGAATCGCATATTCCTTTTTGTCTACTGAAGATCGAAGGATGTAGTTCCCTTTTGCGTCTTGACGAACTTGAATCCCCGGGAAGTTTGACTGCAATATCTGTACGGTCTCCTTCGGATTTGTCACCAAAGTTCCAATGGCAGATTTCAGTGATGCCATGCTCATCTGATTGAGTTCTGGCATTCCTGTCCACTCGGTCAATTCCCGCGTCTCAGGTGTTGCACGCTCTCTACCTGTGATCTGCTCTGCCAGGCCCTCAAAGAATCCCATCTCTGGTTTTTCTTGAGTATCTGCCCACTGCTCAGGCGACATCTGCTGTGGTTGCGCCTGAGCCGTTGGAGCAGCCTGCGGCTGCGCCTTAGTTTGTGGCTGTTGTGCTTGTTGAGTGGCAAGCCATTGTTCAGGACTCATTTGACCCCCGCAGATTGTTTATAAGCTGACCACTGAGCATCTGTGAAATTAGATGGCCGCTCGTAAGTTTTACCTCCAACAGTTACAGATTCTGTTGTTGGTGGTTCTGCAAGATTTTCCAAGAAAATACCAGCAGTTGGTGACTGTTTTGCTGTAGAAGACAAAAGCTGCTTACTTTGTTTATATTGAAATTTTGCAGCACGCTCAGCAGATCCGAACAACTGCATTAGTTCGCTCTTTGTGAGACTTATATCTCCACTAAATGCTCTCTCTGCCAGTTTTCCTTCAGATTCTGTAATTGCTCCCTCACCTCGCATGGTTTTTCTGCCATCTAAGGTCATTTTTGAGAGTCCTTTGATGACTTCGGTCGTTGCATTGATTCCTTTTTCACCACCAAAGCCGAGAGCAGAACTCACTCTCGCCGCAGCAAGAAGCTCATTTGCCATTGGTCCAGTGATTGCAGAATCAAGAGCCTTTTTGTATCTTGGGATATCAGTCAAGAACGCTGCTGAAGCATTTGCTTGGTTATATAGATCTGGAACAAGCTTTCCAAGTTCTGCAGAAGCAGACTTATCAATAACATTTGACACATTGACATTTGTTACTGGTGCAGGTGGCCTTTTTAGGATCTGCAAGTTAGAAAACAATGCTTTTTGTTCAGGTGTTAAATTTTGATAATCAATAGCCTCTTGAACCGATGGAGCAAGTTTTTCTCTATTTAGTTTTGCAAGATTTGCTTGTGCCAATGGCCGTGCAAATTCTGCCTCAACACCCGCAGTTATTGCCTCTTGTTCTAATTTTGTAAGTGTTGGCTTCCCTTGGGCTTCAGCTCGAATTGTTGACAATGCTTTGTCAACATTATCAAGTAAATCTTTACCACCAGGAAGAATGGCAGTCATTACTCCAACTGTTGCTTGAACATCAGTTGGATTGAGTTCAATCATCCGCAAATAAGTCTCTGTGGCTTTGGCATCTTGATCACGACCTGAATTGCGAAATGCGTCTGCCTGTTCTTTAAGTAGATTTTTTGCAATATCAACCTGACCAGACTTTACTGCAGAATAAACTTGAGCTGCATTGCGAAGTGAACTTTGTTGTTGCTCTGCTGTAAGCATCTCAAAAGATTTACGCACGCTTTCGGCCTGATCTTTTGGTAAAAAAGGCGTAACACGTGCATAGTCTGCGGCTGTCGCATTAGGATTTTTGAACAAAGCTGTAAGTTCTGTTTGCGCTGTTTTTGCTTGCTCTCTAGCTTGTGCTTGCGCCTGTGCTTCTGCACCAGCAGCGCCAAGTTTAAAGCCACCAAGAGCCGCTTCAAATGGGCTTTGCACATCAACTGCGTAGTTGATTGGTGCTTGGAATGGGTTAATGGTTGCCATGCTTTTTTCCTTTAGAACCCAAACCCAAGGCCAGCTTTTCCGCCTGCGCCGTATTGCATACCGAGGAACTGGGCTGGCATGTTCAGGATCTGGCCGTAGGCCTTGGCCTGGCCAAGCTCTCCACCCGCCCTAGCAGCACCTTGTTGGCCAAGCAGATTGGCGATGTTAGTTCCAGTCTCCATGCCAGCAGCACCTACGCCTGCCGCTGATTGTTGGCCAAGTGATGTCATGCCACCCAGCCTGCCGTACTGCTGTTCAATCAGGCTTGACAAGAGTTGTGGGCGGAATTGTCCAAGTGCGGCCTGTATGTTTCCGCCACGCAGCCCACCAGTGGCTGATGCACGCTGAAGCAATGCCTCCTCACCTTGTTGCGACAAGGCTTGAAACGTTTCTCCGCCTCGAATACGTTCAATTGCCGCACGCTCTGCCTCTGGCCCTCTAAGCCCGAGAAATGCCTGCTGCGCCTCAAGTGCTGGAAGCCCCGCCTCCGTGTATGGCCTGAGCAATTCACGCATGGCATCGAACTGTCTGCGCTGCTCCTCAATGCCGGCCTGAGAAGCGCCAGCCTGGATATTTGCAGCATCCTCAGCAGCACTTGCTTGCATTGAACCGCCAACAAGTGTAGCTCCACCAACTATTAGACCGGTGATTGGATCAGGCATTGCCGAACTCCTTCATGTAATCTTCGAATTTTTCGCCGTATAGCCACATGACTAGGTGGCCGTTTTTTGTAGCAAATGCTGGACCGTGTACGAGCGATACGGAGATCAAAATTAGGTCATAGTATCCAGCTCGCCAAACAAATGATCGTGCGTCTGCTTGGCCTGCGCGCTCGACATCATCTGATGCTTGCCACTTCAAAATCATCACAGCTAGCAATGGAATCAGGTGATGGCTGTTGGCCATAAAAAATGCATTTTGATGCATCCCAACAAGGGTGTTCCAAATGGTTGCGTTTAGATCTTTGCGATTCACTTCATCGCCGTCTGCAACGTCATCAAACACCTGGATTGCATCGTAGACCATCACCAACCACTCAACGACTGGATCAGGAAGCAAGAGAACCTTTTGCAAGTTCTCTCTGAGCCAATCAGTACCGGTCATATGCAATCCTTGTTCTGGGCAAGCTGCTGGCGGCTTTAATGACTCAGCAGCTTGATTCTTGCACATTTTCACAACTCGTCAATCTTCCATCTCATATTCTCGCTCTTCCCATGCCTGGCAAGAACGGAGGTCATGGCAGATGAATTCAAACTTGTTGCAGTAGCCGCGGAATCCGGCCTCTGTGTCCCATTCATTGCGCGGGATACGTTCCATCTTGGCTTGGGTCATCGTGCTGTTGTCGTAATACTCGCAGTTGCTACACCGACGACGCCGAGCCTCTTTCTCGTCAACCTGCATGGCCTTGCCGAGCGCAACCCAGTACACCTTGTTGGCCGTTGGCTCATTGCTTGGCTTCTCTGGCCCGAGCATCCAATCGCCAATCACAACTTGAGTGTTCTTCTTGTTCTCAGATGCCGTGATGAACTCTTCTTCCATCGGAAGGCCAATAAAGCCCTTGGGCATCATCATGAAGTCTTTCATGCCGTGTTCCTTAAGTGATTTCGCGGCCAGAGGCCCGGATTGTGAGAGATGTGGCTGCGCTGGCAATTGTGGAAATGAATCCGCCAGACTCCAAAGCTTGACCTACCAACTCTGGACAAGTGTAGGTCTCGTCTGGAACGATGCTTCTGGCATCAATAATCAAGTTAGATGCGCCTGCACTCCCGCCGCTTGTCACTAGGTTGCAACTGAAAGTTACATTGCCCGCGCTGGTGTTCGTCACCGTGAACTTGTCAATAATCGCTTTGGCATTCGTGGCGGTATATTGAGTAGTTTGGCTGTTTTCAGCCTGTTTTGCTGGTATCAGCACTTTGATGATGACGGTCATTGGACACCTTCAATATTGTTGTTAACGGTCAGAATTATGGATGGGATGCCTGGGTGCGGTGCAGCCGCAGGAAATGTCTTTAACTCAACACTTAAGTCAGTAACAGAGAAAATTAGCTCGACGTAATCACCGGCTTTCAGGTCAAAAAAGTAATTTAACGACGAAAAAATCTCTGCGTTATTGCCTTGAATTGTTATTCTGCTACCGCTGTTTGTTACATCAACGCCATTAATCCTAAACCAGAAATCGAAAACAGCCGTTCCGCCTGTTGTCTTATCAAGTTGGAAAGAAGTATCAAAGTTATAGATGCCTTCACTATCGACATAAATCCTTGACGCTGGCGAGCCAAGATAAACCCCACGGCTCAGATCTGTAGAGTTGAACGTAATTGCCGTAGCCGTGTTGATAGCCGTCGCTGTTTGCGTTGTGGTGTCGTAGAACGAACCGTACCGACTGCGCTTGAACTCGCGCTGAGACGGGGCCATCTGCAAGCCTTCAACGGCTGCGGTAAGTTTAGCCAATAGCTCAAGAGCCTGGTTCGCCTTATTCTCGGCCGATGCGCTGCTGATGGATGATTCTTGAGCCAACGACGTGATCTGTGACAGCGCCTCGTTCGCCGTGGCCGCAGCGTTATCAGCCTGAAATTCGAAGTCAGTGCCAGTGATTACCTGCAACTCGTCCACAACAGAGAACAGCAATTCAAATTGTCTGATTTGCTGCTGGTCAGTTAGAAACGCCGCGAGCTGATCGCGGGTTAGGTTGAGCTTGCGGGAGATGGGTGCGGTAGCCATCAGAAAGCCAATGCCTCAATCTGAGCTTCAAGCCTGACAAACGACACATGCGCGTCGCTATCGCCACGGAAGCGCTGAATGCGCCAGTTGCGCATATGCCCTTGCTGGAACCACGCTAGGCGCTTAGATGTTGTGCCTATGGTGCCAACGCTGATGCTGCGGTCTTGACTCCATGCTAGGCCGTCTATGCTGTAGCTGGTGCTAATCTGCGGATTCTTGCCGAGTGCTACGCTACCGGTCAAACTGACCAACTCCAAGCGGTTAAAGATCGCGCCGTTGCCTTCGTTGTATGCAATGAGAGTACCGAATTCCCATCTCACCTGATGGCCCCAATGGTGTCCAGTAGATTGCACCAAGTATCCAATGGCGCTGCTCTGTGGATCTCCTACCAGCCATTTGTCATAGGCCCACACAAGATTACGTGCGCGGTATTGAGAGAATCCGGCCACCGAGCTGGTGAGAGTAAACCAAACCTGGTCTTGCAGCGCTTCAGATGCCGCCGCGTCATAGACGATCGTTCTGTCTGGAAGATGAATGTACAAGTGTTGGTGAGACTTGTCGTTTCGTGCTTCAAACTTTACCTGGGCCAGTTGCGCCTCGGTGTAGGTGAGTAGCAGTTCGTCGATTTCTTGCGTGCTGATCTTCTGAGCCGTTGCAGACGCGCCGATGTAGATGCTCGGTGCCTCATTTCTGCCGCCACCTAAGAATGCAATCCGCTCCATGTAGACGCAACAAGCATGAGTTCCGATCACGCCTTTTTGGATCTGCGCGCCATCAATGCGAGCAAAAGGAAATAGGTCTCCGCCTACGTTGTCGAACACCTCGATGGTGTTGCGGTTCAACGCATAAACCTCGTTGCGCAACTTTAGAAGCGCCAACACCGGATCCGGATCAACTTCTGAAGTTCCATATTTCAGAGGGTTGACCTGGGTTGGGTCTGTCAATTCGGTGACAACCAAAAACTCGCCGTCGGTGGTCATGAAGAATCCATCCACCCAGACAACATCAAGCACGGTTCCCAGGTCAGCATCTGTCACTTGCGTGAGTGTGCCGTCCCAGTAGTACAGGCGCCCACCGCTGGCAATCGCCAGGCTATCGAAGCTGTAGTCAAACGTGACTGCTGCGTCAACAGGCCCTCCAACATCGCCTAGAACGGTCACAGTACCGTCGTTGGCCACAGTCACAAGCGATGTTCCCATGACGCGATAGCATGTGCCTTGCCAGTTGATCCCGCCTCGATCAATGCCTGGTCCGGTGCCATTGCTGACGATCCCATCACCAGGCCGCAAGAACCCATTGCTGATGCCTGATGTCTTTGGCACAGGAACCAAGTTAACCGGGTATGCCGTGCGCAGTTCTGGCGTATTGTCAGCGTATATGCCAGAGAGGATTGGAATTTGCATTCAGGTCACCATTTTTCGCGGTTTGCCCAATAGGCCGCACTCATTTTGCCTTTGGCAATGTTTTCAGAATGTCTGGCTTTGAATGATTCTCGACGCGCCTTGTCTGCATTAGACTCGCCTTCTTTCTTCGGTGAGCCTGACACGCCTTGCTGACCAAAGCGAATAGTTTTCACTTGGTCGCCCGCCTTGGCCACAACAACATGGCTTTTGGTCGGGTGCGATGGAGTGCGTTTCGGCTTGTTGTAGCCCTCAACTCCAACGCGAGCAAGGCGTGCATCTTTGGTGGCCATGATTACCCAATACGATACCAAGAGTTCGTGGCTTGATAAAAGCGCACGCGGAAGAACGCATTAGCCGCTAGCGTAGTTGGCGCGCCGAATGCTGCCGTTGCCCCATTCAATGCCAGCGTGAACGTGGTGATGATCTGGGTGGTAGTGATCAGAACTTCGGTTCCATTCGGCACACCAGTGTTCAATGGAAGCGTGATCGTCCCAGTTGCCAGCGTTCCAGCAGGCTGAAGGATCATCCATTGCTGCTCACTTACTGGAGTCGGAACAGTGACGTTAAACCCAGTACTAGGCGTATAAAGGTTGGTCGCTACAGTAGGGGCTGCAAACGTGGTCTGAAAATATTGCAGCAACTGGCTAACTGAAACCTTCCGAGCATCCCCGTTGTTTGGCACATAGACCGGGAGAAGATCTCCACCTGATACCTGACTCAATCCGGATAGTTGGTTAATCGTAGGCATTGTTTTTCCTTAATTGAATTCAATAGGCCCATCTTGGCCAGCCAATAGCGGATCAACCGGCCTACGCAAGAATGGATCATCATAGACGCGCCATGGCTTGTTTCCAGCGCCGGATGGCATTGTGCCTGGCATCTGCTGCTCAATAGGCATGGCTGCACGAGACAGAAGCGTGTTGTAAGACTCTTTGGCAGTAGCCTTGGTGTCAGGCATAACCTGTTTTCCGTAGCTCGGAGCCAACTTGATGGCCAGATTGGTGTAGATGGCCTCGTTGGAGCTGTCGGGCACGTTGGTCTGCTCGTCCAGGTCACTGTCTTGCGGACTGGATGGCAAAGGATATCCAAGACGGATTCCCAATGCATTCCATGCTGCAATCATGGTGTCCAAGCGACGCAGCGCAGATTGCAATTGTTCTGACGTCAAGTCAAAAACATAGGATGCAAGGCCAATTTCATCAAATGCCTGCTCAATAAATTGGCGCTTAGTCCATCCCATGTTTTCTCCTTATTTGATTATTAATCTATTAATTAACATTAATAATGTTTTGCAACAGAAACCAATCGGTTTCATACGCATCTGCATAGCTTTTTAGGCACGCATCCAGCGCCGCGCCCGTCTTCATTGAAAAGAGCAATTGTTCAAACACTAACTCGGCAAAAAGGACCCGCACCATAAAGTACGGGTCTTGCCTGCTCACTATTTCATAAGCGGCCATCACATCCCCTTAAACGGTGCGAGACAGCTTGACTTTGACTTGGCCTGCCGCGACAGCGGTAGTGTCCGAGTCGGCAACAGCCCCCGTGATGGCGATACCAAGCCCCAATGCAAAGCGAAAGCCGTTGAAGCCAACAGGCAGTTGCGCAACGCCCGGAACACCGCTAACGGCTGCAGGAACTGGGATGATCATCTCGGGCACATCAGTGCCGACCGTTGGCGCCGTGGCTTTGTTGTACAGCTTAACGAACGCGGCAGTCGCGCCAATGTTGGTGGCATAAAACGCCTGCAGGCCGCTCGTTCCGGTAAGGATCAACGCGCCGTTGGTGGTTGCTGCCGAGTTCACAAAGAACGGGGTAGCTGGAACTGCTGGGGTGCCCGCGCCTGTAACAGCAGTGACCGTACCGACCGTGGTAACGGTGGTAACGGTTGTCACTGCTGGAAGTGTTCCGCCTTGAATAGCCACCGGAGCTGCCGCGCCCAAATCGCCTGCAGGACGGGCCAGCAACTCAACTCGCTCACGCTCATAGTCAAACACGCGCAAGAACGAAACACGAATGTCGGTGCGCTTGATGACACCGCCACCGCAGTTGGTAGCTCCGAAGTCTGCCGGTAGCGTCAGGCTTCCAGCGTATGGCAAGACCAAGAACAGGCTGGTCGTGGTCAAGTTGGCTACTTTCCACGCGCCATCGACGTTCAG